TTTTTTTTTTTTTTTTTTTTTTTTTTTTTTTTCCTCCTACTAATTTAACGCTCTAAGAAATCATTACGTGTCGCCTCATGATATACAGGATCATACACATTCTTCTTTATTAATGTCTCCCACGTAGGAAAGCCCTTTTGTAAATTTTCCATGGAAATATCTGCTTGCCTTGCTTTCTTAACATAATCTATGTTCGTATGGGAGCGATTTATCGCTGTTCCAAGAGTGTCTTGAGGAGTAATACCGTCTTTTTCCAAAATACGAAATGCTGAAACATAGGCCGCTTTTAACCAACTATAGGCATTAAAGTTTGATCCATAAGTTCCATAGGAATGACCAATTAAGGACAAAATGAAATCATAAATATCCCGATCCTTACATTCCCGACCCCAAACTGACTTTATCTGATAATCAGACATACTGCGATAAGGAAGATAGTAGGGTTGTTGTCCACCTTCCTGATAAAAAGATCTATTTCGAACATTATAGTGTTTCAAATAAACTATTCCTTCTGAAGTTCGATATCCATTTCGGGTTTGGACAGTATATGGAACATCTGGTCTTATATCTCGCATTTCTGCGCCTAAATAGACCTTACACCACAAACTAAACTGAATCATATTAAAATATTGTTGAGTATTTCCTCTATCAGTTGTCATAATATGATCATCTCCATAAACAACTATATTAATTACTCTGGAAATAAGATCGGCTTCCATTTTCTCTCGCATTTCCTGTGGTGCCTTCATTATTTGCATTACACCGAACATAAAAAACCATAAACCTACTATCCATGAATCTCCATGAGAGGTCATCCACGCACCTGATGGCATCTTCCCTATTACTATTGCCCATAGCCTTTGGAAGAATCTTACCACTCTTGCCGCAACTGTTCGAGCTATAAAATCTATAGCCCTCATCATTTCTGCATACGATGGATGATCACGCTTATAATAAACACCTGCCATCTGATAAAAGAGTTGTATGAAAATATAATGTATTGATTGATCTAAACTAGAAAAGTCTCCATCTCCAAAAGCTTTCTTCCACTCTTCTCCAAACTTTATACCCAGACGTTTTGCAAGATAATCTGCTCCTCCTCTTGCCCACTTCATCCCTACGGAGATTAGCAGACCACGCTCAAGAAGCATTCTCGTCATATTAGTTATTCGTTCCAGACCTATAAAAAATTCACTAGGAATTTCATACGTACGAACTTTCGCCAACCATTTCTCCCAGGATTCTCGAGTTTTTTGCTTCTGGCCTACATCTGTATAATGTTCATTTTTCATATTTTGAGTGAAAATGGACTGTAAAGGTTCATATCCTGCTAAGAAATCAGCTATACTATACATAACTGCATGATGTGAATGAACTTTCTTTTGAGATGCTTTCCTTATAAGTGATGCTTCCTCACCTTCTCCCATTATCTCAAAAACCTTTACTTGTTCTAAATAAGAACCAGAAGATGCACCTAAATACATTCCATCACACCGCTTAATTGATACCACAGGTTCTTCTGTCGATAACTTATTTAAAGTACCCATTGCATTGTACATCAAAGTTAGCGCTTCCGGTACCACTTCCAGAGATTTTTTCAGAGGTTCAGTCAAAATATCCGCTGGTCGAGCATGCTTAGCCATAGCTTCTATACTCTTATTCCCATCTAAATTATCCATACTGGAAATTATATGTGGTCGTCCCTCTGTTGTACCTAACGCTATATTATAACCTGATATTTTCCGCATTGCCAACTCCTTCAAAGTGGGAATATTCAATCGCTCCCGTTCTTCTATCAATTTCGCTCTTTTAGCATGCCAAGGACAAAAATTAAGATAAGGTCTCCACACCCTATTTCGATACCACATTTTATTCTCTCTTATCCCTCTTTCCTTAAAATAGAGCATATCTGCTCCTTCTAAGGCTTCTTCAATTCTTGATTCTACTGGACGCATAGGAGAATTTGAATAGGGAAGAGATGTCATCATTGGGGCAGGAATAAACCTAATATTGGTATATCCTGTGGCATCAATTGCAAACTTTAAAGCTTCTTCGTCTGTCTGACCTTGTCTACGTTTGAGAATAACTCCATTCCGTACATCACAAGTTCCATCAATCTTCGATTTCGCTTCCATCAGCATTTCTTGTGTCGTTTTCATTTTCCCCTCTATTACTCTTTTAATGTAAATTAGAGGTAATCTTAGATCCGACCGAAATTTGACCGTAAGGTCACACCTGCAGACAAGAACATGATCGCATAGGGAAGGTCCTACCCAATCAAAGCATGCTGCAGGTTCTTCTTGTTTAAGCC